GAACTAAGCAAGGACTACGACTCCCTGCTTGACGACCTTTGGGCCATTGCCCAGCAAGAGATGGACTCTTGGGCCAAGGATGGGGCCTTCCCGTACGACAAGGAACTGCTGAACCTGCTGATGCAGACCGGGAACATGAAGGCTATGAGCCGTGAAACGGGCATCCCGTACAGGTCCATCATTTACTCCATCGAGCAGGCCAAGGCCAAAATCAAAACCGCAATCGAAGCCAATGGATATACTGGTCTATCCCATCCTGATTAGCGCCTTGGCGACACTTGCGGTCGTGGAGTTCCGGGTCCTGCCTTCGTGGTTCTACGCTCTGCCATTTGCCAAGCGGAAGCCGTTTTCGTGCATGACCTGCTTTGGGTTTTGGCTTGGGGTCTTGCTGACCCTGCCGACCTGCCAATGGTACTTGGCTCCTATCCTCGGCCTTGCCTCATCTGCCACCGCAATAATCATCCGGGAATGGACCTTCAAATGACAACCGACGAGTTCATCGTGGCCCAAAAGCACAGGAAGTACTGGGACCAATACATCGCATCGCTAACCATGCGACTCCCACCCGATGCGGTTGGGGAACTGCAAGCCATCCTGACCGCTCACGGGCGACCGCCCACAAATTGGTGGTGTGCTGACTGCGTAAAATCAGCCCTTCAATACATTTACATGCAAGCGGACTTGTTCCTCGAAGTCAATCAAAACACCGTTACAATCCCACTAAGCAATGCCCCTGCCAATCCCGAACAATAACGAGTCAAGAGAAGGCTTCATCGGTCGTTGTATGTCCAACAACTCAACGACCACGGAGTTCCCTGATACGGCTCAAAGATTGGCCGTTTGCGGCTCAACGTGGGAGAATCACAAGAGGCAGCAGTTCGAGTCGTACTCCGATTACGGTCAAGAGATTCGCTCCAATGCCAAGCGAGGGATTGAACTCAACGAAAGGAACGGGAACAAGTGTGCCACGCAGACGGGCAAGGTCCGGGCGCAGCAGTTAGCCAACGGGGAAGCAATTTCCCTTGAAACCATCAAGCGGATGCACTCCTACCTGTCAAGGGCAGAAACCTACTACGACAACGCAGACGATACCTCGGACTGCGGTTACATCTCCTACCTCCTGTGGGGTGGCAAGTCAGCATTATCGTGGAGCAGAAATAAACTCCGAGAACTTGGGGAACTTGAAGGCGAAGGATGACGAAGCCCAAGTGCAGGCTCGGATGGACTCGCTCATGATGGTCATCACCACCCTCTGCGACTGCATCGGAGCGGTGGACGATTCCAATGCCCCGAACCAGTACGAAGTGAAAATGAAAATCGTAAACAAGATTAGCGACCTAATCGACAAAATCGAATACTGATGACAGGCCGACCCCGTTCTTTTGAAACCCCTGAACAACTTTGGGAGGAATTCGTGCAGTATTGCACCAAGACGAAGGCACAACCTATCCTCGTAAAAGATTGGGTTGGGCCAAAAGCAATAGAGGTCTATCGTGAAAAGGAGGCTCCATTGACGATGGAGGGCTTTGCTCTGCATCTTTGGGATAAGGGTGTCAGGAGCGGTGCAGATGAGTATTTTACCAACAAAGACAACAGGTACGAAATGTTTTCGGAGGTCTGCTCACGTATAAAGAAAAGCATCCGAGCCGACCAAATCAAGGGAGGCATGGCTGGCATCTACAACCCATCCATCACTCAACGCCTCAACAACCTCGTGGAACGCCAAGAGAACACGGTCCACATCGAGCAGCCCCTATTCCCTGACAATGACTGATGCCAGTAAAAGAGCAGGAGAAGTTCATCCGAACCACGGCCGTAAATAAGGTCCGTGAGTTAAAGCGGTTCGTCAAAGGGGTACAAGGCGGTTCGTCTGCATCCAAGACGTATTCCATCCTTGCCGTTGAGATTGACTATTGCACTAAGAATCCCTACACGGAAACGAGCGTTGTAGCCGAATCCATCCCACACCTCAAGCGTGGGGCCATGAGGGACTTCATGAAGATTATGACCGTTACTGGGCGGTTCAATGCTGCCCGATGGAACGCCACCGACTTTCGGTACAAGTTCGCTAACGGCTCATACATCGAGTTCTTTTCGGCTGACGATGATTCCAAGTTGAGGGGTGCAAGAAGGGACAGGCTCTACATGAACGAGGCCAACAACCTTTCCTTCCACGCTTACACGGAACTGGCAGCACGGACCAAGCAATCGGTTATCCTTGACTGGAACCCGGTCAATGAGTTTTGGTTCCATTCCGAACTGATGCACGACGAGGACGTGGACTTCCTCATTCTAACCTACAAGGACAACGAAGCCTGCCCCAAAAGTGCAAGGGACTTCATCGAGAAAGCACGGGTCAAGGCTGAAACTTCGGAGTATTGGGCGAACTGGTACAAGGTCTACGGCCTTGGTCAGGTCGGGACGCTTCAGGGTGCGATATACGAGGACTTCGAGGTCGTGGAGGGTATAGATGTCAGCCGTGCGAAATTCGTCGCCCTTGGGCTTGACTGGGGCTTTAGCAACGCCCCTACGGCCTTGGTAGCAGTCTACCGCCAAGGGGACTGCCTGCTGATTCAGGAACTGCTCTACGCTACGGGCCTTACCAATCAAGACATCGGAGACAAGTTGCGGACCTTGGGCATCACAAGGGCTTGGGAGATAGTGGCCGATTCAGCAGAACCCAAGAGCATCGAGGAAATCTATCGGTTAGGTTTCAACATCAAGGAAGCGGACAAGGGTCCCGATTCGGTCAGGAACGGGATAGACATCCTGAAACGCTTTAAATTGCAAGTAACCAAGGATAGCACAAACCTGATTAAAGAACTGCGGTCCTATACTTGGGCTACGGATAAGGAGGGCAAGAACACGGGGGTCCCCATTGATTCCTTCAACCACGCCTGTGATGCGATGCGGTATGTGGCCCTTAACAAATTGAGGGTTAGCAACTCAGGGAAGTATGTTGTGGTGTAACTTTGCAGTACTAAACCTCTAAACAATGACACAGGACGAAATTAGACGATTAAAGCAATGGAATGTTGAAATCATATTCTTTGACCGAGGATGCCTTGTCAAGGTGGGATGCAAGTCATTTGCCTCTGAGAGCATTGAGGAAGCGATGGCAGAACTTGTGGCATACACCAAAGACCCGATTGGAGTTGGCAAGAAGTATGCGCCAGAGGAGTTTATTGAATTTACAAGTGCAACAAGTGCAAGGTTCAATGATGAACAAGGAACAAATCCTTGACCTGCTAATCGAAATCGGCAAGACGCTTGCAGCCGTTTTCTTCATCCTCACCCTTCTAACCCTCCTTTGGACCTTATGAAAGTCGTTCACTACTACCACATCTACTGCGGAGGCAACTGGCAGTTAATCCTCAACCAGCACATGATGGCCGTCTGCAATTACGGGCTTATCAACGTCTTGGACGAAATCCGTGTAGGCATTGTCGGTCCACCAGAACAACGCAAAGCGGTCAAGGAGGTGCTGGAAGGGTCCATGGTTGCCGATAAGGTCAAGGTTGTGGTTACCCGAACCAACGCTTGGGAGCAGGCGACGCTTACCGAAATGTACCGGGCAAGTCAGGAAGAGGAAGCCGTGTACCTGTACGCCCACACGAAGGGGGCAAGCGACCCATCTTTGATAAACCAGTTGTGGAATCGAAGCATGACCTTCTTCAACGTCGTGGCTTGGGAACGCTGCCTGCAACTGCTGGAAGGCGTGGATGCGGTGGGATGTCATTGGATTACCAAGGAGCAGTTCCCTCACATGGCCGATGCCAACAACCCCGAAGGCTATCCCTACTTTGGTGGAACCTATTGGTGGGCCAAGTCGAGCCACATCAAGGAACTCGGTGAGCCGGAACGCAAGCAGAGGTGGCAGGCAGAGCATTGGATTGGCAAGAAGCCCGACACCAAGGTCCACGACTCCAACCCCGGATGGCCGGGTCCCGAAAAATTTGTAATCACATTTTAACCATGAAAGACAAAGAACTGATTGCCATCCTCGACGAGTTAGACCTCAATGGTGCTGACTGGGAGGGAGGAACCGACAAGGCCAACGGCCACAACTACACAAGCACCTATTCCAAGTACTTGGCTGAAATGCGAGCCGACCACATCAACTTCGTGGAGATAGGCGTGTGGCACGGAGGGTCCATGGCTATGTGGTGCAAGTATCTGCCCAAGGCCAAGTTCCTGTTCTACGATATTGCCAACCAAGTCAAACCAAAGGCTGACAAGCACATTGACTGGACTCGTTCAAGGCTTCACATCGCATCGGCCTACACACCCGAATCCGTGCAAGTCGCAAGGGACTATTTTAAGAACGGCATCGACTTCCTGCTCGACGATGGCCCACACACCTTAGACTCCATGTTGCAGGTCGTCAGCCTGTATGCACCATTGATAAACCAAGGCGGTGTTTTAATGATTGAAGACGTGCAGAGCAAGGATTGGTTTGTGAACCTGTCAGCCGTAGCACCGAGCAATTCAATCTTTGAGGCCATAGACCTAACCGAATCGGGCCGATACGACGACCTTATCGCTGTTTACAAGTTCTAACCATGGGCATCCCCGTCATCATCAACAACCGCAACCTGCTGACATGGCCCAAGGCGATGGTCAGGGACTTGAGCAAGTGGGAGGGGATTGGGGATATTTACATCGTGGACAACGGTTCAACCTACGAACCTTTGCTGGAGTGGTACGCCACCAACCCCTGCAAGGTCGTAATGCTTGGCGAGAACTTGGGCCATCAAGCCCCATGGACTTCGGGCTTGGTGCAACAACTGGGAGAACCGTTCTATGCGGTTACAGACCCGGACCTTGACCTTTACAAAACCAGCAAGCGGACGATTCCCATGTGCTTGGAGTGGTTGCAACAATTCCCCCAAGCAGGCAAGGTCGGCCTGTCGCTCCGATGGGATGACGTGCCTCCAAGGTCGTCGTACTATACCCATGTGAACAACTACGAGGCGACTCGTCAGCGTAATTCACGGGTCATCATGGCAGCAAGAGTTGACGTTCCTATCGACACGACCTTTGCCGTTTACAATCGGCAGGAATACTTCATCGGTGGGGTTTCGTTGCTTGAGTCAGCGAGGCACATTCCATGGTATTACTCGGAGAAAGAACGCAAGGCTGATAAGGAGTTCAGCCAGTACCTTGCATCGGCATCGTCGGCATCGTCCTACAAAACCTTCTTGAAACTATGAAACTCCAAGACCTCACCATCGACCAGTTCCAACGCATCGGAGCCATTGAGTTCTCCAGCGTCCTTGGGGACTACGACAAGCGCACAGGAGTCGTTGCAATCGTTGAGGGGGTGGATATATCAATCGTGAGAGAAATGCCCGCCAAGAGCGTCCTAAAGCGTTACAAGGCCATCATAAGCGAGTGGAACGCATTGCCTGCCTTGGGATACAAGCGAAAGTTCAAAGCCGGGGGCAAGTGGTGGATTCCGACGGTGTTCACGGATGAGTTGACCGCTGGGCAGTTGATAGAGTTAATGGACGCAAACACGACGGACGAAAAGCAGTTGTTGCAGAACCTCCACCGAATCATGGCTACATTGTCAAGGGAGGGCGGTCTATTCGGATTATTCCCGAAAAAGTACGACGGTGCTGCCCATGCTGAGCGAGCCGAACTAATGAAGAAACACGCCAAGGTCGGGGACGTTTGGGGGGTTGTCAGTTTTTTTTTGCTAAGTTCAGAATCCTACTTGAAAGTTTTGAGCGACTATTCCAAGCACCTGATGACGAAGGCAGGGGAGCTGACGTAAGCCCTCTCGCAGGGTACGGATGGCTGATGGTCGTTTGGAGGATGGCTAACAAGGACGTTTTAAAATTCGATGCCATCTTTGCTATGAAGGCGGTGGAGTTCCTGAACTACGCCCTCCTGATTCACGACATCTTGGAAGCCGAGAGGATGGAGGCGGAAAGAGCAAGGCGCAGATAGACACATTCCAGCACGGGGGACATTTACCCACATGGAAACAACCATCCTCGCCAATGGCAAACCCGTAGGCAAGTTCGGCAGCGGTTCGATGAAGGGCATCGACGAAACCGCTTTGGAGGGGATTGGTTCAGTCGTCGGCCCCAAAGGTGGAGGCAAGTCGCCAACCCACGACGTGCTGGTCAAATGGATTGAACGGGTCATTGAACTTGCGAAGAAGAACCTCGAAGCAGCCAACGCCAACGCAGGGGGAACGCTATCG